GGTTGATGGGCCGATGCGTATCGGCCTGGAACGGGATCTCGGTCGTCGTCTTGTCGCCACCGGGGAACTCGCGCCCGAAGGACTCGAGTTTGACCTCGGTGAAGCGATCGCCGCCCTCGCTGCCGAACATCTCGATCCGGATATCGTCGACGGGCATCCCCTGCTCGTCCATGAGCAACGCCTTCAGCTCGGCCTTCGAGCCTTCGGCCTCGATCGTCCCCGAGGCCCGCTTGCCCGTGTAGGCAGAGGGCTTCACCATCTCGTCGTTAAACTCCGACTCCGCGATCTCGTAACTGATCTCGTAGTCGGCGTTCGTGAACGGGACGTTACGGGTGCCGTTCTCCGTCTCGACGGTGAGTTCACCGTCCTTGCCGGTTTCATTTTTGTCCATGTGGGTTCACCTCAGGTGTTGATCGTCGCGGAGAACTCGAGCGTGTCGACGATACCCTCCGGCGTGAAGCCGAAGCTGACGTTGAGCTTCCGCGGGTTGTCCGGATCCTCGACGGCGGTGACGAACCACGCCCGCTCGTCGGACGTGTTCGGCTCGAGCACGCCATCATCGACGAGGTCGACGATCTCATCGCCGAGGCGGCTCTCGACCAGCCGCGTCGTGCTGTCGTTGTTGATGTCACCGCGCGTGGCCCGAGCGATGGCCCGGGCGGCGAGGATCAGCCGATCGGCGAGCCGGCGGGCGAAGTACGACCGCGTCCACCCGCTCTCGGTCGACGTCGAGAGGTTGCCCTCGATCGAGGGCGCGCCGGCGTTCGAGATCGGGATGATGCCCTCGTCTTCGAGCGCCTCCTGATCGGGGACGTTGAGCGTCTGTGCGAGATCGCCCACGCCCGTCAGCGATGTGCCGAGGATCGACTCGTCGACGTCAACGCTACCGAGCGCGCCAGCGATCGCTCCGGAAATCGGATACTCGCTATTGGCCTGCCGGACCGGCCCGAAGCCAAACAGCGCGTCGTTGTCGAGCGCATCGTCGTACGCGTCGACGTCGATCTCGGCGGTGCCATCGGTGGCGGTGGCGTTCGGCTCGGCGTCGCCGGCGACGCGCACCATCTTCCACTGGTTCTGGCGGAGCGGGATCGCCGTCGCGATCGCATCCGAGACGACCGACTCGGCCTCGGAGCGGACGTACCACAGCCCCTCCTCTTGCTCCTGGATGACCCCCGTCGCGGCGTCAAAGGCCGACTGCCAGTCGTAGTGCTTGTAGTCGATCTCGTAGTCGCCGCTGTCGCCGGCCTCGAGCTCGCCCGAGAACGGGTTGATCGCCACCTCGCCGTCGGCGAGGTCGCCCGTCTCCGGCGGCGACTCGTATCGCCACACAGGCGTGGCTTCTTGGCCGGCGGTCGTGTTCTGGACGGTTACCTCGGCGGCGTCCTCGATGATCGGGGTGTTGCCGAGCGTGCCCGAGCCGCCGGCGATCGCTTCGGCGGAGACCGACTGCATCGCGGGCATCACGCCGTACAGCATCGAGTAGGCGACGCCGTTCGCCGCCGCGCCGCGGAAGAGCTCGACGATGTCGGTGTCAGCCCCGAACGTCGATTCGAGTTCGCCCGGCCCCGACACCTCCGTCGGATCGTTTGTCTGTGCGCTACCACTACTCGGATCGCCGGCACCGAAGAGGACGACCTTCTGGGCCGTATCGAGGTTCAGCGCCCCGATGCCGCCGCCCTCGACGTCTACGGAGATCCGAGACGGATTCCCATACGTTGTCATGTACGTGTTGTTAAGAAACGGTCAGTTCGATGGCGACGCCATCCTCGGAGTCGCCCGTGCCAGTACCACTCGTCGGCGTGTCGACGACCTCGACGTACTCGGCGTCAGTCGTGACGCGCATCGTGAACGCGACGGTCAAATCGTGCCGCCAGCGCCGGACGCCCGGCCCGGCGAGGTCGTCCTGGCGACGCCCCTCGCCGATCAAGAACTCCTCGAGATCGTCGACGGTGCCACCATCGCCGTCTGGGAAGGGCTCCTCGGGGCCCTGTGAGTCGTGCCGGTACAGCGCTCGTTTAAAATCGCCGCCGAACGCCGTCGCATCGAGCTGCGTGTTCCCGGCGGCGACCCAGATGTCGGCCAGGACGTCCATCGGATCGAAGGTCGCTTCGTAGATCTCGCCCGTCCGGTTGCCCTGGTCGTCCGTCGTGTAGCCGACGCGGTCAGTGTTCCACTGGTCCGCGCGGACTGTCGACGTGGGTTGCAGCGTCACGATCGGCTGCTCGTAGCGGTTGCCCGCGCCTGAGGGATCTAGCTCTTCTGTCGCGTAGCTGCCACCATCGAAGCCTGGTGACTGCTCGAGAGCACGGACGATCGCGTCGAGGACCTCCTGTGGCGTCATATTGGTTACAAAAACCTCGCGAACAGCTGCTCGATCTCATCGCTGATGTTCTGCGTCAGGTCGGACTCGTGGGCGCGGAATGCTGGTCCGAGGTATGGCTGCGCCGGCGTACCGGGGTGTTCGACGCGCTGCCGGAAGATGAGCGCTCCGTCCTGGCCCTCGAACGCGAGGGCATCGGCATCGTCTGGGGTGATGACGTGCGGCGCCGTTCCGAGTTCCACCGCGGCGGCATACTCGGTCTTCGCGCCGACGACCCATGCGCCGATGTCCAACCGGCGGGCCTCGATGCTTGCCCGGAGTGCGCCGGTGTCGACCGGAGCCTTCCGCTTGGCCGTCCCTTCGATCTGGAAAGCGGTTGTCTTGACGCCCTCGTCGACTGCACCATCGATGTTGTCAGCGACGTCGCGAAGGCCCTCAGCGAACGATGCGAAGTCAGCTGCCGCCTCCTCGAAGCCGTCGATATTGGTCATCAGAGATCCGGGACCGTGATGCTCGCTGTACCAGTACTTTCGTCGTGATCTGCCTCAAGGATACCAGCAACAGCGTCCTCCCAGATATTCTTCATCTCTGACGCGACCTCGGCGACGTCCTCGTTCGATCCCGAGTAGAAGTCACCAGACTGCGCCGAGTTGGGATGTTCGACACCAGAAAGGAGGATATACGACGCGTAGGCATTTGCAGCTGTCCGGTGCAACGACTCGAGAGTGGTGATCTCTTGACCGTCGTTCACTCGCGCCTCCAAGAGCGACTCCGCCGACTCGGCCGCCTGCAGTTTGTCCTCCTTATCGAACGGATCCGGGCCAGTCAAGGGCATAGCCACCAGTCCGTCAATGTACTTCAGATCGGACGCGGAGTCGTAGGCCATGTGCTAGGTCACTCCTCAGACTCGCGAGCGGCATCGATAGCTTCGAGCGCGGTCGAGCGTCCTTCGCCGGCGCGCTCGACTGCCTCGATGGCGTCGAGTTCTGCAGCGGAATAGTTCTCTTCGTCAAGATTGCTCCGCACCGACGCCACGGTGAGGTCGGTCGGATCGAACGGCGGCTCTGGTTCGCTATCGTCGGTCTGTTCAGTATGATCTGCCGCTGAGTCGACCGGCTCGAAGAGGTCGCTGAACGCCGTGAGTTCAGCCTCGGTCGGTTCGACAACGTCGCCGTTGTTGATGGTCGTCTGCCCGCCGTCACGGACGAGACGGGTGCCAGTAAAACGGTGCTCACTCATGGCTCAGCTCACCCGTGCAGACCGCTTATGTGGGCAACGCCCATCTGTCCAGCTTCGGTCGAGGCCAGCTGGAGGTTCATCCCGCCGAAGATCTTCATGTGGAGCGTCCACCCGCTCGGACTCTCCCACTCGATGGGTTGGATGTCCTCGGCGACGCCCAGTTCGACGACGTCGCGAGTCGGCTGGAAGAGCACGGCCTCGCCGTCCGGGACGTGCTTAGTCACGCGGATACGGCTGATTTCGTCTCCGAGCTCCTCGAGAATCCGCTCACGCATGTTCGTGTCACCGGGGTTGCCAGAGCCGAAGTCGGCGATGATGCGGCGAAGACGCTGGTACTGCGTTCGGCTGACGTACATCCAGTAGCCGCCGTCGTCGAACTCGTCGTTCTCCAGGACCTCGATAGCAGACAGCGTGTCGTCCCGGATGTTTTCGGGATCCGTGGTGTCGTCGTGCCAGTTCGAGCCCGAGACCGTGTTGCGGTCGGGGTGATTGAGGAACCCGTACATCTCGTAACCGTCGATCGGGCGCTTCCAGCCATTCATGAAGTACTTCTCGAACGTGCTCCCGACGGCACGCGTGGCCTGACTCGGCACCTTCGTATCCAGGGCGTTGCCGGGGCCGCGGCGGCTGGTCATGAGGAGTCGGCGGTCAATCCGCCAGTCCTTCCAGATGCACGGCAGCGGGACGCCATCCAGCCCGTAGCCGGGGCCCTCCTCGTCGGAGTTGCCCTCGGGATTCATCCCGATCTCGGCGTCCTCGCTGATGTCGCCCATCGTCTGCCAGCGACTGACCCACGTCGCGAGATCTTCCTCGGTCGTGAGGCCGGCCTCGCGAAGGTCGTTCACGAGGTTCAGCTGCTGGTTGCGGTTCTCGATGACGACGTCCGAGAGGTCCTTCCACTCTTCGTACTCGAGAGCGCCGTCGGCGATGAGCTCCGCACGCTCATCCTTCGACGCCATCAGGTACTGGAACCCGCGGTCGCCACCGCCTTCGGCGAACAGTCCCTTCGCACTCTGCACCTGCGCACTGCCGACCTGCTGGTTGTTCATATCAGATCACCTCGTAGACGAGTCGGGTCTGCTCGGCAGCCCCGGAGTTGTCGACGTCTTCGCGAGCGACACCGATCACGGCCCCCGGCGAGTCGTTGGCGGCGTCGTACGCCCGCACGGCGCCGTTGCCGTAGCTCACTAGGAAGTCGCCCTTGCTGATGTTCGCGTTCGACGCGACGTCGGCGCCGTTACCAGCGGCGTTTGAGCCGCCGAACACCAGCCCAAGAACACGGTTGAAGCGGCGCAGCCCGGCGACGAACATGTAGTCAGTCGCCGCGTATGCATCCTCGACCGCCTCCGCACTGTCCGTCGGATCGCCCGAGTAGGGCGCCTTGGTCGCGACGAGCGGCTCGGCCACGCCACCCTGCGTACTGTGCTTTTGGAACTGCTCGAGATTCCCGGGAGCGTACTCAACCAAGTGGCCGGGCGTGATGCTCTCAGCCGCCTCGCCTTCCTTTTCGGTGGCGGTCGGGCCGCCCATGACGATCTTGTTACTCGACATGCTCAGTCACCTCCCGTGTCGCTGTCGTTCAGCTGGCCGACGATCTCCTGGTACTGCTCCGAGTTGCCATTCCCGCCCGCTCCGGCGGCGACCTGCTCGCGACCGGTCGCGCCCGGGAGTCGGGCCGCAGTAACCTCGGTGGCCTCTCCATGGAGCTTTTCGACGACCGGCTTTGCCGAGGACATGAGCTCATCGCGATCGTCCTCGTCGAAGTTTTCGGAGTGGGCGATGATCTCGTCGACTAGATCTGCCTTTTCCGTCTGAGTCTTCGCCGCTTCGACCTCCTCGGAAGCGACATCGGACACGAAATCTTCGAAGGAGTCGTGATCGCCGATGTCAACCTCGACCGTGTTTGTCGCGCTGTCCTGCGTTCCGTCACTGCCACCGTCTCCGTCATCGGAGTCGGCCTCAGCAACGGATTCATAGAGTCGCTCCAGGTCCGCGTCGGACATGGCCTCCAGCGACTCTTCGTTGAAGTCGTGCTCACTGACGAGCGTCTGGATCTTGTTATCCATTTTGTCAGAATCTGTCGCGCCGGATTCCGCCGGTTCGTCGCCGTCCTGTTCGTCGACCGTGACTGTCTCGGTACCTGCGTCAGAATCGAGATCGACATTGACGCCGAGGACGTCCGCCACCGTCTGGAGGAACCCGCGCGGGCTGGGATCCGGCTCGTCCGGTCCAGCCCCGGGAGATTCATCCGTGCCTGCTAGCTCAGCCGCGATATCGGTGTTGTGGACCCACGCCGCGAGTTCTTGCGATGGCCCCCAGTTGGCCGTGTTCGAGGGGGAATCGCCCTTCGAGACGACCGAGAGGTCAAGGAACTCGATGTCCTCGGCCATCAGCAGGCCGGTTTCATCATCAGTTGTCTCGGCCTTGAACCGCGGGTGGATCGACACCTCGTAGGTGCCGGCGTAGATCCCACGGGCGAGCTCAGGGTCGTGCGTGGTGGCCTCGTAGGCGACGCCCTTCCCCTCGATATAGTCCGCCTTTGGGACCTTCCCGTAGGTATCGTCCGTACTCGGCGGGTACTCAGGACGGCCGAGATCATTCTGCGGGTGGTCTGCAGTCAGCGGTTCACCGGCTTGGGAGTTGGCCCCATTCCGGAGCGGTTCCTGTTTGAACAAAACTGGCGTGCCGTCCTCCATGTGCAGGACATCGCCCGGGGCGACGGCGATGCCGGAGAATCGCCACGGCGGATCGTCCTCGTTGAAGTCGTCATCGTCCGCTGCCTGTAGGTACCGGACAGGGACGCGTAGTGTACTTGTCATTGCGTGCAATGAATCCAGGACCTCTGGCTCAGGCTCATGCCGTCGACGCCGTCATCGGTGATTGAGTGACTATACGACTGGCGCGATAGAGCAGACACAATTTGGGTGCGTCTTCGCTGGCAGAAGCCCCGCCGCCTCCGATACCGGATACGGCCCGTTGGCTGCGAGCGCCTTGCAGATCGGGCATGGATCCGACATCAGGATGTCGACTTTCTCAACCGCGCCGGACTGCGAGTATCGGCGTGCTGAGGCGGTGTTGTACGCGTTGGATATCTCAGTCCGCGACAACGTCCGCGCTCTCGTGATACCGATGTCGTCGGCTTCCCGGTTTAGCTGCGTGGCGGCCTTCCGCGGGTTCCACCCCTGCGACAACGCCGTCGAGAGCTTGTCACGAATGGACGCCTGCATATCCTCGGTGATGCCCTCGAGGTTCTCGTAGGCCCGCGTGTAGATCGTCTGGACCGTCCGCTGGTGGATCGGCATGTTGAACATCGCGCCGATGTTCGAGTCGCTGACCTCAACGCCGGCGTCGTTAAGTCGACGCTCGGCCCCTTGGAGCCCGCGAAGGTACGCCGAGCGCAGGAACGGCGCCGTGTAGTGCTGTCCACGCTCAACGCGGCGTAGCGGGACCCGTTCGAGCACCTCCTGGGCGATGGCTGCCTGCAACCAGAGTTCGAACGCTTCGACGGCCTCTTCATTCTCCTCGAACCGGAACTCCTCACGCGGTTCGGCAGCCGAGAGCTCGAAGGCGTCGTTCTCGTAACCAGCCGTCGTCCGGATCAGCCCCTTCAGGCGGCGGAAGCGCTTGGTGAGCGCCGGGGCGAATTCTCTGCGGTGGAGTGTGGTCGTGTTTGTCAGGTCCTGCTGCTCGGCAGCGACCAACTCGTGGCGGTGGCCGTGATCGTGGTCGCAGGAGGCCATCAGTCATCGGCCTCCACTCCCTGCTGCGGGAACGCGCCGTTGAAGTACTCTTGAACCTGCTCGTCGTCCTCGTCGATGGATGGGACGTCAGCCGTAGATTCGGCTCCGAAATCGGGGAATTCGCCGGTCTCAATAAACTCGGTGACGTCCTCGGTGCCCATGCCGGCGAGGAGTGCCTGAACGTGCTTGAGCACCTGCGCCCGATTGAGTTGGACCTCGGACTCGTCCATCTCAGACTGCTCGGCCAGCGGCGACCAGTCGACATCGTAGCCGCGTCCTGCCGGCTCGCTGACGGCGCCGAACTTCTGGAAGCGGTCGATCAGGTCACGGACGATCATCGGCGTCGCGAACTGATCGCGTCGCTCACCGACTATTCCGTACCACTCTTTGCGATCCTCAGTCGTCGCCCGCTCCCCTGTCTCGTTGCCCTTCAGCATGGACTGCGGGATCCCCGTGTACGCGGAGACCGCCTCAATCTCCGGCTCGATGATGGGCGTCGGGTCGATATCATTGCCGCCTATCTGTTCTACCTCGGCGTTTTCGAGATTCATCGTCTTCGAGAACCCGTGGATGAACTCCTGCATCTCCGTCTTTAGCTGGTCACCCCCATCCTCGAGTTGATACCCATCATCAACGGACACAGCAAGACCGTAGTCCGCACCCCGATAGGCCATCTCCGCAGCGGCGCCGAGCGTCTTCTCGATATCGAACAGTGCGTTGTAGACCGGTTCCATCCGAGGCGTGCCCCGGACCTCATCGTCAAGCAGGCCCTCCGCGATGTGGATGACACGCTCGTGATGCACCCACGCCGTGGTCGACGTCGCCGATGTCGCGTCGTCCTCATCCCCGAGGTCGAGCTTGTAGTGGGTCGGGTAGCCCCACCGGTCGCTCTGTGAGTCCTCATCGAGAAGCAGATCTTCGACAGACCGCTGCGAGAAGGGGCGGAGCCACTGGACGTCCTCCGGCCCGCCGATCTCACTGGTATCGACCGGCTTCATCAGGTCTTTGCCGTCAGCGAAGCCGATCACGAGCAGGCCGTACTCGCCAATTCCCGCCAGCTTGTCCGCACGCTTGCAGTAGTGCCAGAGACGCTCATCTTCCTCGAGCGTCGCGACGTCGTCTTCGAAGCCGGTCGTCTCGCCTGCCTCCGAATCCTGCTGGTCGGTGATCTCGGGGGCGTCCCGCCAAGTGGTGAGCGCCGGCATGTCGACAACTGCCCGGGCATAGGGATGTCGAAGGTACATCCCGTAGAAGTCCTCGACGTCGGGTTGTTTGTCCCAACCGAACGCGTCGTACAGATCACGATCGCCATCGTACTGCTTCCCGAGGTTGGCAGCGAGCATCGTCCGCATCTGAATGCCTGCCAGCTCGTTGGCGGTGAGTTCGTACGTCTCGTCGACGTCGTCAGTAGGTTGCTCAGTCATCAGATATCACCAGACACCAGTTCCGACCCCGCCACCGCCGCAGTGCTTGCCCTCCGCCGCGAACGCCGCCATGATCGCTGCATCGAGGTGGTCCGGCGAGCGGTTGCCGTCCAGTTGCTCTTTGATTTCGGCTTTCGGCGTCGCAACCAGGACCTCCGCCCCATCCGAACCGTGGGAGGCGTAGAACGTCTCCTCGTACTCGACAACACGAGCGGCGATGAGCGCCTGCTCGTAGAGTGCGCGGTCCTGGATGCAGCCACCCTCCTTGAGCCACTGCCCGAACACCGCGAGCGCTTCGGTCCAGCAGTCCTTGTACTCCGTCTCAGCATCGGCGACCTGGCCCGATTTGAAGCGATGGAACTCGGGGTAGGCCTGACACAGCCGATCGGCCATGCCACTCCCCTCGCCGACGGCGTCGACGGCGCCAGGGTGATCGTGAAACGTATCGAGGCCATCGAACTGGCCATGTCCATGCCGAATCCGAGACTCCTGTTGCGGGTGGTTCGTCCCTGTCTCGGCATAGTGGATCACACAGCGGTCGCCGTGGATGCTCGCAAGAACTGTGTCGTCACCTGACCGGGCGACGTCAACTCCCGTGCCATAGGGATTGACGCGCGTCCCCGTCGGGTCTCGATCCCACGCGTCTTTGACGTCGGAAACGGTGAACGGACGGTTCGCACTCGCCCCTGTCGGCGGGATACGCCCCGCACGCCGGCGGAACCAGCGCTTGTCCAACTCTGCTCGGAACTCATCGCTGTCGGGATCCGACCACGCTTTCGCCTGCCCGACGCCCGGCCATGGTTCGTCGTTGAACTCCCGCCAGTCCTCTTTGATCTTCCAGAGCGTGGCGAGGCCGTCGATCATCTCGCCGTCGGCGTTGCCGAGTTCGACCTGCACGTTGTGACTATCGAAACTGGAGAAGCGAACGGTCTCCCACGTCCGCTTGTCCATCAGGTCGGCGACGAGGTTGGCGTCGTCCACCGGCGGGTTCGCGATGGCTATCATGCGGTCGCGCTGGTCGGTCACCAGCGAGTCCATCGCGTCCAGCGTGTCGGCGTCGACGTCTTTCTTGTCGGCTTCCTCAATGATGCTCAGATGGTAGCGAGAGTGGACGCCCTCGAGCTCGCCAGCGTCCTGTGGGCTGGTTGCCTCGAACCAGTGCTCGGGATCCTCGGGGAACTCGATGCGCTCGGGACGGTGCTTGTACGTGCCTGGCAGCGTGATCCGGGCGCTCGAATGGAGATTGTCGACCGGCTTGCAGAACGTCCGCTTCATCTTCTTCTCCGTCCCCGAGGTTGTGAGGACGGTCGCGGGGTACAGCGCGTAGAGCCAGACGTTGACGATCGCCGCCAAGATGTAGGATTTCCCGAGCCCGTTCGCTGTGACCACGAGCGTCTTCTGGTTCGAGGCTACCGACCGGCAGATCGTCTGCTGGGCCTCGGTGACCGTCAGGCCGAGGACGTCCTCGATCGCGTCCTCGACCCACGTCTCGTCGCCCGCCTTGGCTCGCTCAGCGTAGTGACTCGGGGAGCGGGGACGTGACGCCGCTGTCGAGTCTGCGGTGGTGCTACTCATCGTGGGCCTCGCGAAGGTCCTTCATCAACATCCCCTCGACACCGTCGACGTCGACGTGATCCGTCGCATCGGCGATATTGAACTCAGAGAGCAACTGTCGAGCCTCGCGGAGGAAGCGAGCGTCGTTCGAGCGCTTGTACTTCAAGAGAGCTTCAGCGGCGAGTTCGCGGACGACGTCCTGGGCAGCCTCTTGGTCGCCCAGCGCGGTGGCGAGGTCTTCGAAAGCCTCAGTCTCGCGTTCGGAGAGGTCCGACTGAAGGTGCTTCGAGAACGCGCCGTGCTTGTAGTTCCCGTTGGCTTTCCCACTCGGCCCGCCGCCGGCACCGCCGTGGTGTTTGCAGCGTCCGGTCCCGGTATGATCGGTCCCACGCCCGGCCGTCGCTTGGCAGTAGCCTTGGAAGCTCCCGTCGCGAGACTTCCGGCCGTTGCAGTTCTCTCCAGGCTCGACTTTCGGAACGTCGTCGAGCGACTGGCCGATGAGTTCGGCTTCTCGTTGCAGGGGGTTCATGGAGTTGTCCGTCACGGCTGCTGGCTCATGGAGTCGTTACGGCGGGGAGAGGTCGCCCGGCTGGGGCGGCGACGTGTAACTTGGAGCAGGCGGGGACAGCGACTCCTCGTCGACGTCGCGCTGGTGGCGTCCCTCGAGGTGGCAGCGCTTGCACAGCGCGACGAGGTTATCCGGATCATTGTTGTTCGGGTTGCCGTCGCGATGGTGGACGTCGACGCGCTCGACCTCGCTTCGCGAGCGTCCACAGCTGGGACAGCGCCACCCGCGTTTCGAGCGCTGCTGCCAGTAGTGCCGGCGCGCTTCCTCGCGCTTGTCTCGCTCG